CTTGTAGAATCTGGCGCCAAAGGTGGCAAGTTCGATGGCAAATATGATGAATTAGATGGCGATAGAGAGTCAATCACTGAACACTATGCACATAATAATGAAGATGATTTTGTTGACGAAAAGGCAAACATCAAAACTAATATTGATTTGAGAACTAGATTCAAAAGTACTGATATAGATGCAATGATTTATGACAACAAACAAATTACATCTGATTGGCAGAGTTGGTTTGCTGGTGTTGACTATGACAAGTTGATAAAAGAAGACCCAAGATACTACACTGAAGAGAGAAAACAAGAAACTGTCAACGAGAGAAGTAATACTTTAGTTCTTGGTAAACATTACAGAAAACATCTTCAAAACAAAAACAAAAAGATTGTTGCCCATATGGCAAAAGAGTTTGAGTTAAGACAAAATGCACATAGAAGTGCAAAGGCATATACAGGCACTAGTGGTGACCTTGATATGAATAGACTTGCTAAGTATCAGATTGTAGATGATATCTTCAAAAGAGTCACTTACATTCCAGATGGCAAGAACCATGGTGTCAATGTTTTACTTGACTGGTCTGGTTCTATTCACAACGAAGCTGCTGACATGTTAGAACAATCAATTATACTTTCAGAGTTCTGTAGAAAAGTAAACATTCCTTACAGAGTATATCTCTTCTCAGATTCTATTGTAAGACAAGACAGATATGACTACTCAAGTGGCAAGGCAAAACTTGTTGAGATTATGTCTAACGAAATATCTAATAGAAAATATTCAGAGATGTTAGATTACTTATCTTGTATCCTTGTTGGGTACATGCACAATGAACTTCATGATTGCTGGGCTGGTTCACCGAAAGGTCAGAAACTAATCGAAGAGTACAATTCAGTATTCAGTTCTATTCAAGAATGGGAATCAGGTACTTCATATTGGGGTGATTCAAGATTCTCAAGATACTGCTGTCCTGATAATTACAGATTGGGTGGTACACCACTTGACGAATGTTTAGTTGCTATGAGAAAATTCTTACCAGAGTTCAACAGACAGTATGGTATTGAGAAATCAATTCTAACAATCATCACCGATGGGTTCAGTTTCAGAAGTGACTTCTTTGACGAATCAGAAGTTGAGTCTGCTGACTATAAGGCTCAGGCAGGCGATGATTACTACTGGTCTGCTCAGAGAGAGAGAAGTTTCATTGACCCATACATCAACAAGAACTTCCTTTACACGACTAATTCAAGATATGGTAGAAACGACTTCGAGAAAACTCAAAACATCTTAGAGTGGTTATCAGAAACTTGTAATGTGACCGTGACTGGTTACTTTGTCTTCACCAAGAAAAGAGACTTTCAACAAATGGGTGAATACATTATACCAAACTTTTGGGAAGAAGTTGATGGGTTGTGGAGAGATATGAGAAAATCAGGTGTAGTAGTTGACACCAAGGGTTACAACAAATTGTTCTTGACCACTGCATCTAATCTTGCTACGACAGGCGAAGATGAACTTGGCGAAGAGTTCATTGGTGCAAACAAAAACAGAGTGACTGCCGCTTTCAAAAGAAATCAGAAAGGCAAGTCAACATCAAGATTTCTAACTAACGAATTTATAAAGGAGATTGCATAATGGAAATGATAGGTACTATTAATATTGATAAATTTCAAGACGCCATACAACAGGTCGGTAAAGGACCTTGCGTAAAGTTTGATTGCCCTAGGCAAAAGGCTTGTGGCGAAGAAGAGGTTGAATGTAAGGCATTTAGGTTTTGGGTTAACAACGACTCATACACCACAATGAGAAAAGGTCAGAAGACCTCTATTGCAATTGACATGGAAAGATTACTAAAAGAAATTGAATAGGGTTGACAATGACCCTAACTTTTTGATAGGATAATAACTGATGAGAAATAAAACTACTTTAACGGAGACAAATTATGAGTAAGTGGACATACGACCCAACAGAGTCGATAAATCTGGGAGATAAAAATTTCCACCTGACACCTGACAGGAAAGAATTCATTCAGGCATTAAAGGAGAAATATCCGAATCAATTGCAATTCTCGAAAGAGCAGTTCAATTCATTGGGCCATTTTCCATACTGGTTGAAATCAAACAGGTACAATTTTAAAGATGGTGCTGTTTTCAATCTAACACCAATCCTTGCGATTGATAATAACGGTACGACTGTTGCAGTTTCTAAACCAGAACCTTTAACAGTTCCAAAAGTTGCACCTCAAGTTCAACAAATGCCAGTTGCCGCTGCTACTGCTTCGGTCAACATGATTGATGATAATGTAAAAATCATTCCAGAAAAAATGCCAAACTATGTACCGTTTGGTCATGCTAAAGATGTCAAGAACATAATCAAATCTAAAATGTTCTTCCCTTTCTTTGTGACTGGTCTTTCAGGTAATGGTAAAACATTAATGATTGAACAAACTTGTGCTCAATTGAAGAGAGAACTCTTCAGAGTCAATATCACTATTGAGACAGACGAAGACGACCTAATGGGTGGTCACACTTTGCAGAATGGTAACATCATCTTCAGAGAAGGTCCAGTTATCAAGGCAATGAGAAAAGGCGCTGTATTACTTCTTGACGAAGTAGACTTAGGGTCTAACAAAATGATGTGTCTACAATCAGTTCTTGAGGGCAAAGGTTACCTTATCAAGAAAACTGGTGAGTGGGTCACACCGACACCAGGGTTTACTGTTGTCGCTACTGCCAACACCAAGGGCCAAGGGTCTGAAGATGGCAAGTTCATTGGTACTCAAATCATGAATGAGGCGATGCTTGAAAGATTCGCTATCACTATGCAACAAGAATATCCACCAGTGACTACTGAGAGAAATATTCTGAAACAAGAAATGGCTTTGACTGGCGATGTCGATGAAGACTTCGTTAAGAAACTAGTTGATTGGGCTGACATAATCAGAAAAACTTATTATGAAGGCGCCATTGATGATGTGATTACAACAAGAAGACTTGTTCACATTGTCAGTGCTTACAAGATGTTTGGTGACAAACTCAAGGCGATTACAATGTGTATTTCAAGATTCGATGAAGAAACTAGAAATGCTGTTCTAGACCTCTACACCAAAGTTGACGATGGTGTTCATTTAGAAAACCCTGTTGACGATTCAGAGTCTTCAGAGTATAATGATTAATATGGGTTTATTTACTAAGTCAACTAACACCAAAAGTGGTATTGACTACAAATACAATGAGGGAGAACTTCTAAAGGAGTTCTCTTCTTATGTAGACTCAACATATGACCAACACTACAGTCTGAACAAATATCAGGCAACTGAATTCATTATGGATGCAGGACACGGTGAAGGTTTCTGTATTGGGAATATTTTAAAGTATGCCCAACGATACGGCAAAAAAGGTGGGAAAAATCGTGCCGACCTTTTAAAGGTAATTCATTATGGATTCCTTGCATTGAACAATCACGATAAATTAATGCTTGAAGAAGCAGGCTATAAAGGAGACAAGAAATGAAAATTTCAAGTGAAACAAAGGCGATATTAAAAAACTTCGCTACTATTAATTCAGGTATCAAAGTTGATTCAGGTAATCAACTTAAGACGATATCTAACATGAAGAATATACTGGCAGTCGCAACGATACCAGAAACATTCGACAAGTCATTTAGTATCTACAATCTAGTAGAATTTCTAGGTGCAACAAGTCTAATGGAGAATCCAGACTTCAACTTCAACGAAGCTTCGTTGGCGATTGCAGATGCTGATACATCTCTAACATATTTCTATGCCTCAGAGGGTATGGTCACTTCACCAGAGAAGATGATTACCATGCCAGATGCAGAGATTAGTATTGACTTAACTTCTACACTTCTAACTGAATTGCAAAAGGCAGCTTCAGTATTAGGTGTAAATGATTTAGTTCTTACATCCGATGGTACTAAAATCGAGATGCAAGTGACTGATAAAAAGAACACAACTTCAAATACATTCAGTAGAACTGTAGGCGAAGGCAATGGTGCAACATTCACAATGAACTTCAAGATTGAGAACTTGAAAGTTTTAGATGGCAACTATACAGTTGCAGTATCTTCTAAAGGCATCTCACACTTTAAGAATAAAGATGTAGATTTAGAGTACTTT